ATCCCGCACTGCCGCCACCCTCACCGAGGCCCGCGCCAAGGCGACCGGCAGCACCGGCTACATCTGGCGCACCTCGCACGACGGTGACGTCCGGTCCTCGCACAAGGCGATGGAGGGCAAGTTTGTGCCCTGGAGCGATCCGCCGACGCTCGACAACTTGACCGGCCACGCCGGGTGCCTACCCAACTGCAGGTGCTGGCCAGAGCCAGTCATTCCAGAGTGACAACCATGAAAGCACGTACCCAGGACGAGGCCGGGCGCTGGTTCGCGCCTGAGCGTTTGAGCGCCCGGCAGAGCATGACCCCTGAAGGCTTCCTACTGTGTGAGGCCGTACCCATCGCTCGCATTGGCACGCTGCTCTATGACGAGAGCGAGCTGGTAAACGACGACGGCCCGCTGATTCAAGGAGGCTCAGGCGGCTTGGTCACCATCGAGCGCAACGCCGACGAGGTGTTCCGCGCCGAGACCATCGCCAGCTTCGAAGGCAAGCCGGTCACCCTGGCCCATCCAGAAGATTTCGTGAACCCAGGCAACTGGCGTGAGCTGAGCATGGGCATCACCCAGAACGTCCGCCGCGGCGACGGGGTCGAGAGCGACCTGATGTTGGCCGACCTGCTGATCACCGACGCCCAGGCCATCGAAGACGTGCGCAACGGCCTGCGGCAAGTTTCCTGCGGCTATGACGCCGAATACGAACAACTGGCAGTCGGTCGCGGCCGCCAGACCAACATCGTGGGCAACCACGTAGCACTGGTAGAGCGTGGCCGCTGTGGTCCGCGATGCGCAATCGGAGACTCCGACACCATGAGCAAGAAACAGAAACGCAGCTTCGCCGATCGCATCCGCGCGGCGTTCATGTCCAAGGATGCCGAAGCGGCCGAGGCTCTGGCCAAGGAGGCGGAAACCGCAGACGAGGAAGAGGAAGAAGAGGACAAGGGCAAAGCCAAGACCGGCGACGCCGCGACCCTCGACGCCATCCTCAAGGCGGTGAACGCCCTTGGCGCCCGTGTTGGCGACATGGAAGGCAAGATGGACGAGCTGACCAAGGACGACGACGAGGAAGAAGACAAGGGCAAGACCCAGGACGACATCCTCAATGCCGAAGAGGCCGAGCACAACGGCGAAGCGGCCGGCAAGACCTACACCGGCGATGCCGCCCTGCTGACCGATCTCCGCTCCCGCGCCGAGATCCTGGCCCCTGGCATCACCTTCGCCACCCGCGACGCCAAGGTGAAGACCGGCGACCACATCTGCGCCTGCCAACGCCAAGCCTTGGGAAAGGCCATGGACACCGAAGGCGGCAAGGCCATCGTCGAGCCGTTCCTGATGGGGCGTGCGCTGGACAAGATGACCGCCGACCAGGTGTCTGCGGCATTCACCGGCGCCAGTGAGCTGGCCAAGTTGAGCAACAACAGTCAGGGCGCTCGCACCTCTACCACCACCAAGGACTTTGGCCGCGCACGGTCGATCTCCGACATCAACTCCGCCAACAAGGCCTTCTGGAACAAGTAAGGGGATCCCCGATGAGCAACGCATTTCTCTACCGCATGCCGGCGGGCATCCCTGGCGATGTGACCCGTGCCAGCCAGTCCACCATCGAGCCGGTGATGCTGGACCCGGCTCTGCCGTTCGCCGGCTTCGGTCTGTTCGGCAAGATCGCGAGCAACAAGTTCGTGCCGTTCGGTGATGGCGATACCGCTGGCGCTGAATACGGCCTGCTGGTTCGCCCATACCCGATTACTGGCGGCTCCGGCTCCGATCCATTGGGTACCTCGACCCCGCCGACTAAGGGTGTGGCCGATGTCCTGCGTCGCGGCTACATGACCGTGAAGCTGAACGCTGGCACCGCTGCCAAAGACGGCACCGTCTACGTGCGCGTGGCTGCGGCTGCGGCTGGCAAGCCCATCGGCGGCATCGAGGCGGCGGCCGACAGCACCAACACCGTGGCCATCACCACCGCATCCTTCATGGGCGCTGCCGATGCATCTGGCAACGTCGAAATCGCCTACAACATCTAAGGGGAACGCTAGATGAGCAACCTGATTCTGCCGCGCTCGATCAAGCGCGCCCATACCCGCGACGGCATGATGACCTTCGACGCGGCAACCATCGACTCCACCGGCGTCTTCCTGATCGGCGAACTGGAGCGCCTGGACCAGAACCTGCACGGCCCGCTGGCCTCGGTCACCTGGTCGCGTGACATCATGCTGCGCGAAGACGTCTCCATCGCTGACGAGATGTCCAGCTTCACCAACAGCACCTTTGCTGCAGTCGGTGGCACCAGCCCAACCGGCAAGGCCTGGATCGGCAAGGACTCCAGTTCGATCGCCAGCCTGGCCCTGGACATCGGCAAGACTGCCAGCCCACTGACCCTGTGGGGCATGGAGCTGTCGTGGACCCTGCCTGAACTGGCCTCTGCCCAGCAGCTGGGCCGCCCGGTCGATTCGCAGAAGTTCACCGGCATGCAGCTCAAGCACAACATGGACATCGACGAGATGGTCTATGTGGGTGACTCCGACCTGAGCGTCACCGGCCTGGTCAACGCTGCTGCGGTCACCAACGTCAGCAACGCCATTACCGGCAACTGGGGCACCGCCACTGCCGACCAGATCCTGGCTGATATCAACGACCTGCTGAACAGCGTCTGGGCAGCGTCCGGCTTCGCTATCTGCCCCTCCGAACTGCGCATCGACCCGGTGAACTTCAGTCGCCTGGTAAGCCGCATCGTCTCCTCGGCAGGCAACATCTCGCTGCTGGAGTACCTGCGGAACAACAGCCTGTCGAACTCGTTGAACGGTCGCCCGCTGAACATCCAGCCGCTGAAGTGGCTGACCAATCGCGGCGTCAGCAACGCCAACCGCATGATGGCGTACACCAACGAACAGGACCGCGTCCGCTTCCCGATGGTGCCGCTGCAGCGCACCCCGCTGGAATACCGCGGCATCCGTCAGATCACCACCTACTACGGCCGCCTGGGCGTGGTGGAGGTGGTCTACCCGGAAACCATCGGCTACCGTGACGGCATCTGAGGGCTTCATCATGGCAAAGCGCAATGTGATCAAGCCTTTCAAGCTGAACACCCCGGAAGGCATCATCGATTTCGCGACGGGCACCCAGGATATCGAGGACAAGCACCTCGACCACTGGTTCGTACAGGCGCATCTCGAGCCGATAAAGGAGAAAGCCAAGGCGGACCCAGATGCCGAGGCCAAGGCCAAAGCGGAGGCGGAAGCCAAAGCTAAGGCTGAAGCCGATGCCAAAGCCAAGGCAGAAGCCGAGGCGAAAGAAAAAGCCGATGCCGAGGCCAAGGCCAAAGCGGAGGCGGAAGCCAACAAGAAGGCCTAATCCATGGATGCTGCCAAGTTCCGCGAAGACTTCCCCGAGTTCGCTGATACCACCAAGTATCCGGACTCGGCGGTAAATCTCTGGATGGGCCTGGCGGTCAATGTCCTGCCGCCTGATCGCTGGTGCGATTACCTCAACATCGGCATCGAACTGTTCGTCGCCCACAACCTGACCGTAGCCGCCGGCAACCAGCAGACCGCTGCTGCCGGTGGCGCTGGCGGCCAGGTGAAAGGGCCGGTGAACAGCAAGTCGGTGGACAAGGTCAGCGTCGGCTATGACAGCGGCGCGGTATCGCTCGAAGATGGCGGGTTCTTCAACCTGACCACCTACGGTATACAGCTGCTGCAGCTGGCCCGCATGATCGGCACCGGAGGGTTCCAGCTATGAGCCTGAAGGTCACCAAGGACAACGTCGCCAAGGTACTGCATGCCATCCAGAAGCTGGCCGGCCAGGAGGTTCTGGTCGGCATCCCAGCCACGGAGGCAGAGCGCAATGATGACGAGCCCGGCGCGCCGCTGAACAATGCCCAGCTTGGGTACATCCACGAATACGGGTCACCCAAGGCCAATATCCCTGCGCGGCCGTTTCTGGAGCCTGGGGTAGAGGAACAGCGGGCCAGCATCACCAATCACCTACAGACGGCCACCAAGGCTGCGCTGAACGGGCAGGAAGAGAAGGTCGACCAGTCGCTTAACGCAGCCGGCCTGATTGCCTCGACCGGTGCGCGTAACAAGCTCAACTCGGGCGAGTTCGCGCCGCTGGCACCCAGCACCATCCGAAACCGGCATAAAAGTCGTGGCACGGCCTCCATGCGAGCCTCAGAAAAGCGCTACCTGGAACTGATCGCCTCGGGCTCATCCCCTGAGCTGGCCCAGGCTGAGACCGGCATTCAGCCGCTGGTCAACACTGGGCAGCTGCGCAACTCCATCACCTACGTCATCCGCAAGAAGGAATAGCCATGGCCCTGCTCGATGTCACAGAGGTCCTGCTTGATCCGGACTTCATGGACATGGGCCTGGTCTGTAAGCGCTCAACCCAAACCGTCGGCGACAATGGCCGCGCTACCAACGCGCAGTCATCGATGCCATTCGCCGGGGTAGTCACCAGCGACAAGGGTGACATCCTCGAGCGAATTGCCGGCGGCGAGCGCAAGAAGGGCTCAATCACCATTCACACCCTGTTCCGGCTCACGGCCGGCGACGGCGAAGACATCATTGCTGATGTCGTGACCTGGCAAGGCCGGGACTACACCGTGGCCAACGTCAACGACTACAGCCACTTCGGGCGCGGCTTCGTAGCGGCCTCCTGCGACCTTCTACCCCTGGCGGGATAACCCATGGCGAATACCTCTGCAACCGGTGGCTACCTGGCACCGGAAGGCGCCCCTACGCCTACAGATGAGTCACTTGAAGACGATCTGCAGGCGATGGTGGCGGGTGTCACGGGCATTCCCGGCAAGTACGTCAGGCCGCGCTGGCAGCCGGGAAACCCCAAGCAGCCAGAGCCAAACGTCGATTGGTGCGCCATTGGCGTGATGAGCACGAAGCAGGACGCCAACTCGGCGATCGAGCACATCGGTGTCGCAGATGGCCACGACACCTACCAGCGTCATCAAGAAATCATCCTGCTGGCCACGTTCTACGGCCCCAACGCCCAGGCCTACGGCCAGATCCTCAGTGACGGTATGTACGTCCCGCAGAATAGCGAGGCGCTCAAGGCGAAGGACATGGCCTTTGTAGAGGCCGGCGAACTCATCGCTGCCCCTGAGCTGATCAATCAGCAGTGGGTACGCCGTTACGACCTGCGAATCCGGCTGCGCCGGAAGATCAACCGCACCTACCAGGTGCTCAACATTCTGTCCGCCGAAGTCACGGTCACCCCCGGCTGACCATTCCAGGAGAAATCAATGCCAACTCTTGCCGTTTCGGGCGTCGTCAACGTCCAGGTCGTCATGTCTCCACTGGCGGCCGCTACCCGCGATTTCGGCGCGCTGCTCATTCTGGGGGCGTCCAGTGTCATCGACACCAACGAACGCATTCGCCAGTATTCGTCGCTCACCGCAGTTGCTGCCGACTTCGGCACATCAGCGCCTGAGTACCTGGCCGCCAGCCTGTTCTTCAGTCAGTCGCCACAGCCGGCGATCTTGTATGTCGGCCGCTGGGCCAAGGCCGCATCCTCGGCGCGCCTGAATGGTGGCGCGCTGTCCACCGCCCAGCAGGCGATGTCGAACTTCACCAGCATCACCACCGGTTCGATGAAGATCACCGTCGACGGCGCCGTGAAAACGCTGTCGGCCCTGAACTTCAGCGCCGCGGCCAAC